ATGGCTATGATGGCAAAGATTAACATAATGTCTGCAATTGCAATGGAAGATTCTGTGTTTACAGAAACTAACATATCTGGAGAGATAGAATCAGGACAATATAGAAAAGGCAGATTTGCTGTTAATTATCTAGCTCCAGGTACACAAGTTTCTAAACCAATGAATAATATTCCATATCAATTGTTCCAACAAATAGATAGGTTGGAAAGACAGTTGCGTATGGTAGGTGGTTACCCTGTAACTGATGATAGTCAATCACCAAACAGTTTTGTTACTGGTGCTGGATTATCAGAATTAAATAGCACAATGTCATTAATGATATCGGAATACAGAGATATTATAAAAACAGGCATGGTAGCTATGGATGAGAAGCGTTTAGAAATGGACGTTGTATTATCTTATTCAACAGGTGTAACTAAGAAACCTATTGTAGGTTACTATAACGGTTCTGCTTTTAGTGAGAACTATCAACCACTTAATGACATAGGTGGCGACTTTAGAACAAGGCGTATCTATGGTGTTATGGCTGGTTTTGATGAACCACAAAAAATTGTGACTGGGTTGCAATTGTTACAAGCAGGTGTTATAGACGTAGAAACCTTACAAGATAATATTGATGGTTTAGAAAATATAGCAAAAGTACAAGAACGCATTAGAAAAAATAAAGCAGAAGGTGTTTTATTTGATAGTATTTTAGCTAGGTCTGCACAAGGTGACCCTGCAGCTACAATGGCTGCTATAGCTATTTATGAGTATCCAGGAGCTGTAACTGAAATTATGAAACAGTTCTATACTCCACAAGAGCCACAGATGTCACCACAAGAAGAAGCTATGATACAACAACAAATGATGCAACAACAGTTAGGTGGTAACAATGTTCCAACAATGGCACAAGCATTCGGATTATAGTATGCAAGATTATTTTGATTCAGAGTTCTGGGATTTAATGTACAGCGAATACGGTGTAACAGACGAGATAGATATTTTATCTGAACAAGTAACAGAAATTATTACTCCTATGCCAGGAATAATAGTTTTGATTACTAGGGAGTTTTATGGCAAAGAATCGTAGAGGTGGGTATAGACAACCAAAAAAACCTGCAGCTGTAGCTACACCACAAGGTGGACAAAGAACTGATGGTGGCCCAGGAAGTAGTAAACAACCTCTTAGAAGGCTACCTGACGCTGATTACGGTGCAAATAAAGCATTTGTAGAACAACAACAGGCTGCTCCGTTACCAAAACAAAATCCAATGCCTGTAGCACCCAATGTGTTTGCACCAACAGAAAGACCAGGGGAACCTGTTACACAAGGACAACCTATAGGAGCTGGTGCTGGACCTACTGTTATAGCTGATAATACTGATGCTATACTGCAAGCTTTGTATCAAATTAATCCAACACCTACATTATTGGAGATTATTAACAATAGGAATATATAGTGGCATTTATACTCAATGATAGAAATGAGTATTATGACATACTTAATTCACGTAGACAACTAGAACAACAAGCAAGTCAATATAATGCTTTATTACAAACTAATCCAGAACAAGTATTAGAAAATCTAGAAAAGTATCCTACTGAATTAGATACAGGTACTGCATTAGGTATGAGTATTTTAGGAATACCACCTGAATATCAAGCTGTTAAAGAAATAGCACAGTCTAGTAGAACTAATAAACTTTATAACGAAGCTAAGTTATGGCAGGAATTACAACAAAGATATCAATATGACCATGTAGAAAACAATATGAAGATGACATGGGGTGACTTATGGACAGGTGGATTAATGCCAGGAGGAGCTAAACCAGGAGATGTTCAATATGGTGTATGGGCATTTGCTGCTTTAGATGCTTTCTTTCAAACAGTTGGTCCATCAGGTAAATGGTCTGTCATAGGTTCTGCTGTAAATGCATTATCACCTGGACAACCTATGAAAGTAGGTAGGTCACAAGCATATCTAAGAGATTTAAGGTCATACGATAAATTACTTAAAAAAGGTTATACACCACAAAAAGCACAAGATATGTTGCAAATAGACCTTAGTGGTACTCAAGTGTCTGGATTAGGACAAGAACTTGGAACAATGGATGAACTTAGACAACAAATTGATATGATACAAGAAGCACATAAGATGGGTGGGGAACCTGTACTTGCTGCTATGTTTAGAGCTGTATCAGAAGGTAAGCCATTAAACTTTGATAGAAGTACAAAGATTACTTTAGAATCTGTAAAAGCAGAAAAAACACCTTATTATGTTGCATTAACTACAGATTATGGAATGTCACCTGACCAAGCTAGAGATTTTATTTATAGCAATATAGGAGCTCCATTAAAGAATTTTGATGAAAATGGCGAAATACATTACACTTCTGCATTTAATCCTAATAAAATTAATTTTTTTGCAGGTAGAGCACAACAAAGATTCTTTTGGGCAGGACAATCAGAACAAGATTACTTTAGACCTGAGTGGGCAGATAGAGATATATTGCTTGAATACTCACCAGGTAGAGTAACTGCAGCTGAAGTCTTTGCACCTGGCTCTAAAGCTTTTAATGTTATGTCAGGTTTAACTGATGCTGCATATCAAATTGCACCAGAATTATTAGCTGGTAAAGGTATTAAAGGAATTAAAAACGTTAGTAAAGGATTACGTAGAGTTAATCCTGCTATGGAATTATTAGATGAAGGTGCATTAGTTAAAGGCACTAAGTTTAGTAAAAAACGTGTACGAGTAAGTAGCAAAAACTTAGCAGATAATATTTTAGAAGAAGTAGGACCAGAGATTGATGGAGCTACTGGTACAGGTAATTTAAGTAAATTAGTTAATAATGCAGGTCAATTGATAACAAATCAAACAATTGGTAAAGATATAAGCACTACTAAGAAAGCTCTTAGAAAAATTAAAAAAGAACATACTTTATTTGGTAGAGTACCTAAATTCTTTCAAACTACAAAAGATGAGATATTAAACAACAATACTAATATTGAGTTCTTTAAAGCGTTAGCAGAAGAAGATAATCTGTATTTAATTAGTAATAATCCAATTACTAGACATTTACCTGCACAAGTTCAATCAGATATTGTAGCAGAAACTGATTGGAGAAAAGTACAAGGTATGTTTGATGATATGATTTCATCATCAGGTTATGCAATACGTAATGATGTTGGACAAATGGTACCTTATACATTACCTGGACGTATGTTACCTAAGACTGGTTCACTTGCAGTAAATAAATTTTTACAATCTACTGGTTTAAACCCTAATGCTAACTACAGAACATTTGGTAGTTGGGCTGGTGAAAAAACAAGAAAACTACGTGAAGGTGTATTTCCTATAAGAAAATCTAGAAAAGAACCATCTAAATTAGTAGAGGTAGGTAATGAAGCTGTTATTGATACTATGGATGCAGTATCTGATAAAGCATCAGCTTTAGCTAAGTTAGAAAACGTTACACCATCATATGCATTAGAAAAGTTAGATTTAGCAGGTGCACCTAAGTTTGAAAGATATTTAGGTTTTAGTTCTAACTTTAACTCTACATACAATCCTTATTACAGAAAGTTATTAGGAGTTGTTCCTGACATGGGAATACCTCTTAATAATTTAAATGTTGGGTATAAACAATTGTCATCTCATTTGCAAATTAATGGTTATGACGCAGATACTGCTAATAAAATTATGAAAGATTTTATGGCAATTAATCCATTAGATAAACCTGCATATAGAGATTTTGCTTTTCAACAAGCTTCTAGAGATTTAAAGATGGTAAGAGCTAGAGGTGGTAATCATGAGTATATAGCAGACCATGCAGCAAAAATGTTTGAAGGTCTTAATAAAATGAAAATATATGCAACTGATGCAGACAAAAACATACTTCCTAACATTGGTTCTAACTATAGAGGATTTGAAATAAATGAATTAGGTTACGCAACAGATGAACTAGGTAATGCTGTAACTACTATGAGTGGTTCTATGTTTAGTGAAATGCAAGACAATATTGCACCATTGTTAGATTATAGATTGTTAGAACGTGCATTAGGACCTTTATTTAAAGCATATCCAGATAATCAGTTTAAAGCTACAAGTATTCTTTCTGATAGTAAAAATTATCTTAAATATAAAACACAACACTTGTCATGGAACAAAGCAGATGATGCTATTCCTAATCCATTTGATGATGGAATATTAAATGTTAAAAGATTAGAGAATAACTTTGTAAGCAATGTTATGTCTTTTTATACAAGAAATTTATTTAAACCTTTTGTATTAATGAGAGCTGCTTTCTTTACTCGTGTATTTATGGAAGAACAAGCACGTATAGCAGTTAAAGGATTGTCTAGTATTTATAACAGACCATATGAATACTTTCAATGGTTAGCTGCACATAATCCTAATTCACGTGTTGGTAAAATATTAGAATCTTTACCTTTCAGTAAATATAAAGGAGCACAATACAATCCAGATGCTGTTGATTTCTTAATGCAAGAAGAAGTAATGGAAGCTATGCAAAAAACTATGCGATATGAAGATATGGCAGGTGGTGCAAATAAACCTAAAAATAATAAATACGTAGAATACTTAGGTAGAAAAACATCAGAATTAACTGAACCACAAATAGTAGAATCTGTATATCACGAACTTAGATTATTAAGAGGTGACCCATTAGCAGCAGCAGTAGCTAGACATGGGTATGGTTCAGACGAATTAGCAGAATGGATTGCTAGTCCTGCAGGTAGAGAAGCAAGATTGCAATTTATAAGATACAAAGGTAAAAAAGCCGCAAACTTTATAGATGATAACCATAGAGATTTAGACCAACATTTACAATACTTAGAATCTAGAATAAGAATTATATCAGGTGGTACATTTGATATTGCTAAAGATGCAGTTAAAAATAAAAAAGGTGCATTTACATATGCATTACGTAAAGGTGGTAATGGTGGTAACTCTGCTATAAGAACAATGGTAGCTGAAGGTAAACTTACAAAGTTTGGTACAACAGGTAGTAATAAAAAAGACATTGTAGAATTTTTTAGTACAGAAGATGTATTTCTTAAAAAGTTTAAAAAATCAAAAATTACTGATGAATTAGCTAAATATTATAACAAAACAGATGGTATTGACCCAGGTACTCTTACACAAATTGTAGATAAAGCTGAAGACATGACACCACAAAACTTCTTAGGACAAGTAGAAGATATGATGGATAATGCTTATCAAGCAATATTTGATAGATTAATGACAAAACCTATTGGTTATTTAAACCGTTCAACTACATTTAAACAATTTAGATGGATGTATATCCAAGATAGATTTAAAGATTTTGATAAAGGATTAAGAAGTAAATTTATAAAAGAAGCTAAAGAAGCTGGTGTACCAAAAGATATTATAGAAGAAATGGTTGGTCTTAATAAATTATATAAACCAGGAAAAATATCAAATTATGAAGTAATGAATACAGAATCTAAAGCTTATGCATTAGCTGGTGTTAAAGAATTATTATACGATACAAAACAAAGACATACACTATCTGACAAGCTTGTGAATATATTCCCATTTATTGAAGTATGGTTTGAGGTATTTCAAACATGGGGACAGCTATTTGGAGAAAACCCTTATGTATTAAGAAAAGCTCATTTAGGTGTACGTGGTGGTGGAGCAGCAGATGCTTTAGGTGCTAGCTCAGAAGATGGATTTATATCACCTGACCCTATGGACCCAACTAGAGATGTCTTTGTATATCCATTTGGTGGTTTTATGTCTAACTTAATATTTGATGATGAGTTAACAGATGGAGAACAAAATGTACAAATATCACCTAGAGGACAATTACAAGGTGTTAACTTACTAGCACAAGGATTTGTACCTGGTCCTAACTCATTAGTTGCATTTGGTATAGACAAAGTATTACCAAAAATAGAAACAGCTTCAACAAAACTAGGTGCTAAATATGGTTGGGCTAATGAATTTGAGAAGTTTTTGTTTGGTGATTTCCCACCACCAGAAGAAGTATCTGATGTATTTGCTGTATCTCCTGTATATAAAAAAGGTAGAGCAATGTTATTAGAACCAGAAGACTTTGAATATATTACAGAAAATAGTAGTGAAGTAGAAAAGATGCGTGCTAAGAAAACTATTGATGTATTTAGATGGGGTGTATCTGCAGGAGAACCTAAGAGATTGTATGAATCTGGTAAGTTAGATAAATATTTAGATATAGTTGCACCTAATACATCTAAAGCTAATTTAAACCAAGGACAAATAGAACTTGCTTACTTAGAGTTTGCTAAAGAAAAATCAGGTACTTTGTTTGCATTTGAGTTTATGGTGCAGTTCTTTGGTCCTACTGGATTTAAACCAGAGTTTTTTGTAGAAGATAAACAAGGACATTTGTGGGGACAAGCTGCTTTGTATGAAGAATATATAAGAATTAGAGAAAAAAATAATGGTAACGATATAGCTACATACAATGAATATCTAGAACTATATGGATTAGAACATCCATACATGATGAGCCCTAGGTCACAATCAGAAGTAGGTAAACAACCTACAAGTGTTAGAGTACAAAACTTTCAAAAAGATAATCCAGAAATATTTGATAGTTTAAAAATCAGTGGTTATTACTTAAACATAGATAATCCTTATGAAGAAAAAAGATATGACGATATTGTTGTAGAAAAAACACTGTTAAGTCCTGACCAATATCGTAGAGCTGTCAATGATACATTAGGTTTCTTTAGATATAAAACTTTTACAAAGAAAATAGATGCACTAGAAACATTAACTGCACAACAAAAAACTATATTTAAACGTAGTTATAGAAACGAATTAAAACTTGCATTACCTGGTTTTCAATCAGAAGAATATGGTCAAATGAACCCACCTTCTACTGAAGATATATTTAATGAAATGAAACAACAATGGTTAGTTAATCCAGCAATATTAGAGCTTGACTCTGGTAAAGGTTTCGCTGCTATAATGCAACATTGGGATTATGCATCAGCACTATCTACTGAATACTCTAGTACTAAGAATCCTGATTGGTGGTTACAATCAGAGGACCCTAGAGCTAAAGCTTTGAGGATTTATGTTGCTAATGCAGCTAATGGAATAATTGAAGAATACCCTGAGTTCTGGGGTGTATGGACAGGAGTTCTGTTAAAGTTATATAGAGATGACCAGGAAGTATTAGACTACTTCCCAGAAGGATAAAATGAATTTAGCATTATTTAAAAAACTTTGGAAAACAATGCAGATGGATAAAGCTGTTGGTGAAGGAGCTCCTATATCTTGGACTGAATTTTTATCAACTGCAGTAGAAGAAGGTTTGTTACCAAGCGTTGAAACAGAAGTTATATTCACAGATGAACAAGCTGAAGATGTAGTAAGTTGGTGGAATAGTAAACCATTTACACAAAAAGCTAATGCTAAAGAAGTTGTTGCTACTGTAGAAGAAAGAGTAGAAGCAGCTAAAACTACAACACAACCAAGTAAACAAGAGTTTCAATCACAAGTTCCTGCAGCTGTATCTGGTAAAGATGCACAAACAAAAGACTTAGAAACATATGGTATTGACCAAAGTATATATAACGAGTTAAATACAATATTTGGTTTTGCTCCTACAGAAGAAGATATATTTAATTGGGTTGCAAGTCAACCTGAAGAGGAACAGTTAGAAGCTCAAATACAAGCACAAGCATACTTTAACTTAATGACAGGTGAAACAATACTTAGACCTGCATATAATGATGATGGTACTGCAGTTTTAATTAATGGTAAGCAACCTCTTATGCCATTTGCTGGTCACTTTAAAGGTACAAAAGTAAGTGACATACTTGATAACTATGCTACAACTGACGAAATACTACAATTTCAAAACTTTTTAACTAACAATAATTTAGTACCAGATAATTATTTTGCTGAAAGTCAAGGCGAAATGTCAGAAAAATTACGTGCATCAATAATGTATGTAATGAACTGGGCAGATAAAAATATGCATGCTGTACCAGGCACTGAGTTATATGAATCAATATCTGCAAAAGACCCTGTGTATTTTAGTGAATCACAGAACCTTTACGGTGAGTGGGATATACATAGAAATATATTTAACGAAGCATTAAAAGAACTTGCTAAAAAACAAGATACTTTAGATGAAGTACAAGAAGCAGAGATAGCTAGGGAGTTAGCTGAAGAATTTATACCACCTAGTAAATCTGCATTAGAAGATATGGTTGATGCATACTTTGAAAATAAATTAGGTAGAAGTGCAACTGAAGAAGAACTAGATGAATGGTCAACTAACTTTGCTGATAGTTACTCTATAGCATTTGCACAAGCTAGAAGTAAAGCACAACAGTTACAAGATTATAACTTTATGCAATCACAACCAGAATATTTAGAATTAGATTCAGATAGACAGGCATTAGCTGACCAATATGGTGCAGAAAAAGTAATAGACTTATCTATGTTTAGTACAGATTCTCCACAAGAAATAATGGCCCAACAGGTAGAAGATGAATTTGGTAAGCAAATAGATGCTGTAGAACAGGGTAGAAAGGTTAGACAAATGCAAAATGATATGGTTGCATATATGTTTGGAGGATAATGGAAGAAGAAGCAATACATCCCTTAGACCAATTAATAGCAGCTGCACGTAAAGCTGACGCAGATAAATCTGAACCAGTATTTACTGTAGATGAAAAAGGAAAGATGTCAGACTATCGTGGTAAACAAGAATCAACAGCTACAACACGTAAAAAAAATACTGATGTTGTTTTTAAAGCAACTTCTACTATGCCAAGTAAAGGATATAGGAAAGTACCTGGAGAACAAGTATTAAGATTACTTGATGATGGTGTTACTTCATTTAATCCAAGAGTTGTTAATGAAAAGGGTAACTTTGTTAAATCAAAACAAACTTTAGAAATAGACCCAAATGTTTTGTATTGGTGGAAAGATGATAAAAGAATGGTACACAGTATGGTGGATACTGACTTACAAGCTACTTTGTTTGAAGCACAACGTTCTGATTTACAAGGAACTGGTAAAAATGTAAGTGCTACTGGTGCTGTAAGAGGTGAAGAAGGTATATTACCAAAAGGTGGTAATGATATAGCTGCTGTTAAAGTTGTAGCAGATAAATACAATGTGCCTGTTAAAAGTGCTGTAAAAACTATAGGTAATATGCTTGGTAAAATAATAGACCCTATAGAAACAGCTATAGTAGGAGTTTTAGCAGGTCTTGGTTTAGGTGGTTTAGGAGCAGCTTATGCAAGATATGAAGCTGCAAACTTTGCTGGTAATATGATTATAGGTGCAGGTAGAGCAAGTTCAAGAGCACAGTTAGCACAATCAGCTATTTTTGGAGAAGCTCTTGGTCTTGATATAGATTCTAAAGATTATACAGAAGGTATGGAAATAGATATGTTAATAGATTTTGTAGACCAAATAGGAACTGCAACTACTATGTCACCTGCTATGCAAATAGAACAAAAAGGCATGGATTTTTTAGGGCCTAAAATAAAAGCAGCAATGGGAGCATTTACAGATGGATGAGTTAACAGTAGATACAGTAGAAGAAGCTAAAACTGGTTTTGATTATTCAAATTTTGCTGGTGATTATGAAGGTCAAGAAATAATTTATGTAACTGGAGAAGGTTACAAGTTAGCTATGGATATGGGTAACTACACCTACATATTAGATTTACCAGATACATTTTTACTAGGAGATATATCTAACTCACCTAAAAGAGATAAAGGTAAACATGGTGATGATGTAGAAGCTAAAGCAAGAGCTGATGCAGGTTTAAGACCTGATATATCACAAGAAGATTTTAATAAAGGTTTCTTAGATAGTGATGTATTAGTTAGTGTTCCTGTTGGTGCATTAGATTTACCTGAAGGTGCAGATGCAGTAGAAATAGCACAAAACTTTGCAGAGTCTGTTAAAAGAAATAGAAAAAGAATTACTTCTAGGTTGTTATCTAATGATGAGTATGTGTCATTATTAACTGCAGAGTTGATTGGTACTGGTGGAGATATGAAAGCTGCTATAGCAAATGTAGAAGAAACAGATGCATACGGTGATATATTAAGTTCTTTAGGTGTAACACAGAATCAAATTACATCTGAAAGAATGGAATATACTGACCCAGTACAATACCAAAAGAATTACAACAGTTACTATAATTTATTTACAAAAACAGCTGCTAAATCTTATGGCAGTGAACTACCTGAATCTGTTATAGATTATTTAGCAACACAAACAAATAAAGGATATTTTTCACAAGCAGAAGCATTAGAACAAATGAATGGAATATTTGACCCATCTGCAAATATTGTGTTAGATAATGGTGTATTAAATGCATTAGAAGGTATATCAGTAGCTACTACTAAAGTAGGAGAATCTGATGTACAAGATTTATTAGACCAATATTTACCAGAACATTTACATGCTACATACAACGTATCAGAAGAAGCTGGTAAGATACGTAACAATGCTGGTGCTAGAGAAAGTTTAATTAATAAACTAAAGAAAACAAGATATCAATTTTATGATATGTATGATGAAGATATATCTTGGCAACAAATTGTTGCATCTAAACAACAAATGGCTAAATCTATATTAGGACAAGACTTAAAATCTAATGACCCATTACTTGATGAAATTATAAAAATGAATGATAGTGGTAAAGAACTAGAACGTTTAAGAAATTATGGTTTAAAAACTGGTAATCAAAAAGTTAAAAATGATTTAGCAGGTGCAATGATGGATACATTTGGTAAAGGTATAGTAGCTAGTAGGAGTTATGTAGGATAATGGCGTTTGATACATTAGGAAGACCAACAAATAAAGCAGTAGATAATGTTAATGTTTTTAAATTTAGACCAGGACAGATAGTAGATAATGATGTTTATTTAGACCCTGGTGATTACATAAATCCAGGACAAGATGCTAATGGTAATCCAGGTATTGCTAAACAATATCAGGGAGAAACAACTAGCAGTCCTAAACCAAATGATAGTGGAAGGACAATATCAGAAGGAACTACTATTGCAAAAGCTTTATATAATTTTTTACCTGATGAAGTTATAGATGAGTTTGCAAAAGCATGGGTTAAATCAGGTGACCCTGACGTTGCTATAGGTACTACTAGACAAACTAAAGCTTGGAAAGATAACTTTGGTAAATTAATGCGTGATGATGGAACATTAGTTATGGATGAAATGACATTTTTAAGTACTAAAGCTTCTTATAAACAAACATTAGCTGAAGTAGGTATAAAAGATTTTACAGATTTTGAAGATGAATTTGACGACATGGCTACGGGTTTTGAAACAGATGACCCTGTATCTGCTGAAGAGTTTCAAGCTAGAATAGATATGGTATACGGTGGTGTTAAAGACCAAATACCTGAAGTAGAAAAACTATTTAGAGAAAGATTTAATATTAACCTTGATGCACCTACTATATTTGGTGCTTTAATTAATCCTAAGATACAAGATAAGGTATTAGCTGGAGAAATAGCAACATTACAACTACAAGCTGAAGCATCATCTAGAGGATTTACTACAACATTTGGTAGATTCCAAGAGCTAAGAAACCTTGGATTTACACAAGAACAAGCTAAAGGTGTTTACAGTACAGCTTCTGACTTTATATCCCAAGCTTCATCTGTTGGTAGAGATTTAGATATAAGTACTCTAGAAGACGCTGCATTAGGAGATACATCTGCACAACAAAGATTACAACGTATACAATCAGAAGTACAATCTAGAGGTGGATTAACATTAGGTGCTGCTAAAAAAGGTGATGAAGTAATTGGACTTACAGCTGATTAGTGTATAATAAGTTTAAGCGTTGCGTGGTCCGCTAATAGACCTGCACTCAGCTTTCGAAGCCTACGTTGAAAGCTCGTATTAAAAACCGTAGAGTAATGGACTTATAGCTTGTAGCTACCAGAGGGATAAGTCAAGTGTTTAAGGTAGCACCACGGCAAGATGCCTATGGTCTTGTCTGATAGGTTAACACATAGTGGAGGTACAAATGGAAGAATTTGATGCACCAGATAACGGTGTAAAACAAATGAGAGAAACAATTGATAGAAAAGATGATGCTATCAAAAAACTTGAGGCAGAACTAGCTTCTTATAAAGATAAGGAAATAGACAATGTCTTTGGTTCTTTAGGATTATCTACTGACAAAGGTTTCGGTAAGGCGTTAAAACAAGTGTATGATGGGCCTGTTGATACAGAATCTATCTCACAGTTTGCTAAAGACGAGTATGGTTGGGAACCAACTGGTCAAGTACAGGAAGTAACACAACCTGAACCTGCACCACAAGTTCAAGATGATGCTAGGTCTAGAGTAGCTGCACTTGATGCAAATTCTAACTCAGATGTACCAATGGATATCAATGATGAATTAGTTGCTGCTTTAAAAGGAGCTTCAGTAAAAGATTCTCTTAGAGCTAAATTAACCATCATGGATAACGAAAAACAAAATAAGTAAAAGAATTTAATACGACAATACACGGAGGTAAACCATGGCGACTATATCGCTCACAGGTGACACACTTTACTCCCAAAAGATTAATAACTTTGCGGGAGAGCTATTTCGTGTAGGTGGTCAAAGAACTCCTTTCTTATCTGCAACAGGTGGCTTGAACGGAGGTAAGGTTTTACAATCTACCTTCTGGCAAATCCAAGCTGCTGACGGACACACTGTAACTTCTAAACCAACTGCTGGTAAAGAAGGTGACGCACCAACTGAATATCTTGGAAGAGATAGAGTTGCGTACACAGGTGTAACACAGATATTCCATAAAGGTGTCAAGATGACTTACACAGCTATGGCAACATATCAAAATCAAAATCCATTTTCTGTTAATGCAGCTGGCGGTCCAATTAATACCGTTAACTCATCTGATGGTGATGGTACAACTACTGCAGGAACTTTATTAGCTTCTTTCGGTGGTAATCCAATAGTTGATGAATTTGCAGAGCAAATGTCTTTGGCTCTTGAAAAAGTAGCTAGAGAAGTAGAATGGTTCGCATTCAACGGTACTTATGCAGATGGAGCTAACGCTACACCTGGACAAGGTACTAGAGAAATGCGTGGTATTTCTGAATACTGCTCACTAAATGCTAACGCTGATAATACTGTTGCTCCTGACTATGTAGGCGGAAACGTTTACTGGAACGGTACAACAGGTAACGGTGCTACAGGTTCAAACCAAGTATTATCTTGGGATGCTATCGCTAACTCTCTTAAGAGATTATATGATGCACATGCTCCAATGGTACAGCCTGTTCTTTGCGTAACTCCAAAACAACTTTTGGACCTTAACAAAGAACTATTAGCTGGTAATGTTGGAATCACAGGTGCTATCTTACCTAGAGATAGAAACCTTGCAGGTATTGATATTGACGTAATTGTTACTCCATTCGGACAGATTGGAATGATGGTTATTGACCCTAATATCATGCCTGATAATAATGCATTTATCTTAGACTTCGCTTTCATACAGCCAGTCTTTACAAATATCCCTGGATACGGAACAGTATTCGTAAGAGATATTGACCAAAATGCAGATGCAAAGGTTGCTAAAGGTATCTACATGGAAATGGGATACGACTTCGGTCCTCCTTCATACCATTTGAAGATAGCTAAAGTAGCTTAACAAATTTGAAGATTAGGGTGGGAATCCACCTCTCACCCTTTTCTTCTGTTATAGTAAGGAAGATATGCAATTACAAAAAGAAGTTTTAATCGACATTTCAGACAATGCTACTAACTCATCTGCTGTACAGTGTGATGGTTTATTACTATCTGGTATTGTATTTCCAGCAGCAATGACTGGTACTACAGTAACATTTGATTTTTCATTTGATGGTACAAACTTTGTAGATGTAGTAGAAACTGATGGAACAGAAGTATCATACTCAGTTTCAGCAGGAAATGTAGTAAGAGTTGACCCTAGTGGTTGGGCTTTTGCTTCTCCTGGGTTTTTAAGAGTTACATCTGGCAGTAATGAAGCAGCCGATAGAACAATAAATTTAATATTTAAACAAAGTTAGGAGGCCTTGTGAGTAGCACAATAGGCAGCCTAGTTGATAGGGTATATAGAGAATACCTAGAGCCTGTAGATAAAGTAGAATCATATTCTTATTTATCTTCTGGTATTAATGATTCTGTTGATTCAATTACATATGATGGTAATTTATTTTCAATTGAAGAAGAAGATGCATTAGATGCTGGTGCAATTGTAGAAGTTGGGCAAGAGCTTATGTATACAACAGCTCTTAATGCAACAACAAATACCATTACAGTTAAAAGAGGTCAAAGAGGTACTACTGCTGCTGCACATTCAGCAGGGGATATAATTAAAATAGCACCTGCATTTCCTCGTAAAAATGTATTTGAAGCTGTAGTTGACCAAATTAAAAATTTATATCCTACATTATTTGCTGTAGAAACTGTAGAACTTACTTCTAGTACTGGTTATAAACTATTAGGTACACACGGAACAGATGGAGATACTTATAATCATTTAGTAGCACCATTAAAAGCTATATCACAATATACAGATTGGCAAGCAGGGTCAGACCAAACAGGACTTAAATACAATGGTGTAGCTATTGAAATGATTGACCTTCCAAATCCATTTGTATATACAGATGATACACAAACAGAAAGAACAAAAACATACACAACAGGACCTGATGTTGTACATGCAGTACAATTTGTAGGTATATCAGCAGGTCATACTGTTTATGTAACTTTTAAAAAGAAATTCGTAGCTCCAACTTCAGAGGCATCTACTTTAACAAGTGTAGGATTAGAAACAGAATACGAACCAATTGTTATGACTGGTGTAGCTGCACAATTAATTGCTGGTAAAGATATATCTAAGCTTAACGCTTCTTATATAACAGAACAATTAGAAACGTCTGTAAGTCCTATAGGTAGTTCTAACAGCATTGGACAAAGTTTATTAAGATATCAACAGTTGTTAATACAACAAGCTCGAAGTAATTTAAGGTCAAAATATCCTGAGCCAGTACAACTTAATAGCATACTTTATCCAACCTAATGCCAAGAATACCTACTACTGAATTTATAAGTAATCCAAGAAGATATGGATATGATGTGCGTGTTGATAAATTATTATTACGTGCTGCTATAAGTCCTAATAATCCTATGACTATACAATCATCTGATGTACAAGCAGGACAAAATGTAAATGTTAAACAAAACCCTGAAGATTTTACATCTAACTTAGGTCGTATATATTCTAGAAATAACTTTAGTGCAGGACAAGGATTAGATACAGCACATAGAGCTGATGGACAACCTGATGATGCAAAAAGATTTTGGGATAGTAAAGGAATAGATGTTTTTCATGGAGATGACGAAGTATCTTATAATGTTCATTTACTTTATACAACACTTACACAAAATAAATCATTTAGTGGTACAAATAATTACATAGCACAAACTACTAATGGTGATATTTATGTAACTGATACTACAAATATTCACAAATATAATGGAACAAGTTGGTCAACTATAGCTGCTGGTACATCTGGAGCTACACATAATTTTACAGGTATAGCCGCATTTGGTAATGGATTGTATTTAACTACAGCTAATGGTACTTCTGGTTCACAATTAATTAAATTTGATGGTAGTTCTTGGAGTACATTAACTACTGCACAATCTAGTTCTGGTGGTTTAACAGGCGTATGGTATGTAAAAAATAGGCTATGGATATCTGGTAATGATGGAACAGCAGAGTATTTATGGGAAAGAAGTCCATTTGATGCATGGAATAATGCATGGTTAGCAGATGCAGACAGCATAGTTGAAATAGAACCTACACATAGTATTACAGGTGTTGTTGATGGTGGTGCTGCAGTATTAGCTGCAAGCACAGATGGTACTGTATATTCATTTAAACTATCTAGTGCTGTCTTTGTTAATCAAGGTCAAACAAAAATACCTTATGAAGAAGTACATTCTATAGCTGCAGCAGAAGGAATAATATTTATAGGTACTAAAGAAGTATCTAGAAATGTAGGACGTTTGTATAAATTAGAGTTAGTTGCTGCAGATAATCTTTATGTATTAGCTAATAGACAATTAATAAAAGAATGGGTAACAGCTGTAGATACTACACCTAAAGCAATGTTTGTGTCAAGAGATAGTGTTTATATAGGAATTAAAGAAGCAAATAATGAAACAAATTTGTGGCGATATTATCTACCTACTGGTGGTTTGGCTAGAGATTTGCAAACAGCTGGTAATGGTTTTGTAACTGGAATACTACAAAGTAATGGTAAGTTTGTTATATGTGTAGCAGGTTCTGATGTATATATAGAAACATCTACATATGAAACTACAGGTTATCTTATAACATCTGCAGCAGATTTTTATACAGCTGAATCAAAACAGTTTGTTGGTGCAGAAATATCTACAAAAGAATTACCTGAAGAAACTTCAGTAGAATTATTTTTTACTAATAATTTTGAAGATTTAGATAATCCAAGTAGTAGTAATTATGAAAAAGCTATTAATCAAATAAGTGGTACTGGTGATACTGAACAACAAATTAAACCTGTAGCAAGATATATTATTGGTAAATTAGTTTTAAATTCTGATGGTACAAATACACCAGAAGTAAAATCATTACAATTTAGAGCATTAGCTAGACCAGAACTTGTAGTAGCACAAATACCTATAAACATTAGTGATAGAGTAGAAAGACCTGGTAGGACACCAATTAAAGTTAGAGAACTTGGTGATGCTTTATACAATGAACTTAGATTACTAGAGGGTGATGCTGTTACTTTAGAAATATTTAATCCTAATGAAGTAATCAGAGGTGTTGTAGAATCTATTAGTTATCCTATTATAGAAGATGCTGAACGTGGTTCTGTAACTCAAACAGCAATATTAACTGTACGTGGTACTAGACAACAAACAGTTACACAACCTACAAGCGTTCATTTATTTGGTGGAGAAGTATTAGGTAAGATAAGATTTGGTGCATAAAAAAAACATGTTAGGATATAAATTATGTCAATGCTAATAATGATGAAAGAAGGTGGTAGTCTAGGCATAGATACTATTGGTAATTTACCTATAGATGAAGATTTAGATTTACTAGCAGAAACAGTATATTCTGCTACAATAGGACTTGCTATGATGGGTCAGTCTGCATTTGGTAATAACACAACTGTAGTATCTGGAACACAAGCATAATGGAGATTAAATGACAAATACGTTAGCAAACTTTAGTAACTTTTTCGAAACGACATTGGATGGTGCTGTAGGTGCATCAGACACACAATTAGATTTATCAGCAGCTCCTACTAATGATGGTAGTGCCGCAACAGCTGCACCTTTTTATTTAGTTATTAATCCTGATAGCACTACAAAAAGAGAAGTGGTATTAGTTACTGCATCATCTGGTACTAATATGCAAACAGTAACTAGAGATGTAGAAGGTAGACATTCACCAGACCCTACACATGATGATGGTGCTGTAGTTCGTATGGCTGTAGTTGCTGAAATGTTTGAAGATTTACATGATAGAATTAATGACGTAGCTTTAACAGGAGATGTTACAGGTACACTTACAAATGCAACATCAGCTGTAGCTACAACAATAGCTAGTCCAGTAACTGGTAAAGGTTTACAAAATTATTCTGAAACAAAACAAGCATTAACAAGCTCATCAGGTGCAGTAGCTATAGATTTAGCTAATGGTAATGTAGGTACAATTACACTTACAGAAAATATAACTGTATTTAACTTTACAAACGTACCTTCAACATTTTCAACTTTTCAGTTGTATATAACACAACATGCTTCATCAAATAAAACAGTTGCTATATCTACAACTGTAAATGGTGGCGGTGCTGCAAATGCTTTAACAAGCGGTGCAGGAGGTTATACAGTAACAACAGGTGCAAACAAAGTAGACATAATTACATTTGCATTTGTAGGAGCAGCAACACCACATCTAAGTATGCTACAGGATATGAGAAACAGCTAGGGGTAATAATGCCACTAGGCTCACATAAATTCGCTTCATTCAGTTTAGGAGATGCAGATGGTCCTGTATGGACTACAGCTGCAGGAGCTCTAGGTACATTTAGACCTGGTAGAACAATACTTTCACAATCAGCAAATATAACTTTACAAGCAGCAGACGAAGCAGGCAACGGTGAAAACTTTGCAATAACTTCAGGTTCATTACCAGGTGGTTTGTCAATGGCTGACAATGGAGATGGAACTGCTACAATTAGTGGTACACCAGACCAAGTTACAGCTAGTGCTGTAGCTACGTTTACTGTAACTGCAAGTGATGATAATGGAAATGAATCACCAAGAGTATTTACAATAACAATTGAGCCTAACTACTGGGGTGATAGCTCTGATGGTGCATACGATAACGAAAATGACTAGGAGATAATATGGCAACATATACATTAAATGTAACTAACGCAAATGGTAATGATGGAGATATGGTATTTAGACAATATTCTTCTTTTACTTTAGATGCAGGTAATACATTAAATATGTCAAATGACAGTAGAGGATGCATAATTATTGTAGATGGAGATGCAGCTATAAACGGAACAATTAAAGTTCGTGGTGGTTATGGCGGTACACCAGCCGATACATCATGGGTATGGGGTTGGATTAAATCTGGAGAAACAAGTAGTGCTAATAATACAACTTCTGATTTTGGTAATGGTTCAACTGATGCTAATGGAATATTATCTGATTTAACTACATTTATGAGTAAGATGCCAACAACATCTAGTAATAGTATTAACTACACAACATCTTCTGGTAACTCAGCAAAAGGTGGAGGTGCACCTAATGCTGGTAAATCTGCTAATCCTAATGAAGGTTCTCCTTATTCTGGTGGAGCAGGTAATGCTGGTACATTCGGAGGTTTTGGAGGAACACAACGTTATGGTGGTAAAGGTGGAGTTGGTAACGGTGGAGGTTCTTACGCTTTAGGTGGAGGCGGTGGAAACCCTGGTGGTGGAAATGGTGGACACGGTACAGGTGGTTTATTTATAATGGCCGCTAGAGGAAACATTACAGGTTCAGGAACTATCAATTGTAATGCAGATGGTGCAGGAGGTAATGCATCAGGACAACTTTATGCTTACGGTGGTGGTGGTGCAGGTGGAGGAAAAATATTATTAATAGCAGGTGGTACTATATCTGCAAGCATTACAGGTAATGTAAGTGGTAAAAATGGTGGTAATACTAACAATGCAGCTTATTTTGAATACCCTGGACAATCAGGAGAAACAGGTTCTTTTACTAAAATAGCAGGAGTAGGTGTTTAATGGAAGGGTTTATGTTTGATGATGCACATGTTGAACCTATTACATGGACACATCCTACTAAAGGTGAAGTAACTACACCTATATTTGTAGATAGAACTAAACAACCTGTATGTTATGTTACTTATGCTAAACGTGTAGATGCAGGTGGTAATGGATTTCCGCAATCTGATGCTGAATGGATACAAGAATTTGAATGGCAAGGACATGCTATGGAAACATTACCTGAAAGCTTAGGGTTTTATCGTATGCCTTTTTATACAAGAGCTGCTTATGATTGGCAAGTAGCACAAGGGTACATTACAGGAATAGAGGAAGTTCCAATATTTATTGATGAAGTAACAGACCAAGATTTTTCTGAATGGTTTGGAGAGTTTACGTAATATAATATAAGGTGGAAATGTTATTTAAAAATTCAAAAAAGATAAACGTTAATTATTCTTTAAGAACTCCAGATGCTGAGTTGTTATTTGATGAACCTAAATTAATTAAAACAATACATGAAACAAAATGTCCTGCACATACTAAATTATCACATGATACTTATGCATTAATACAACCTTACAATGCAGAATTAGAAATAGGATATAACCATTTTGTATTAAAAAATAGTGAAATAAATGATGATAATTTTTTTAGTATGAACACTTTAAGAATGAATGATAATTTACTTATCTTTCAAATTAATTATCCATATTATTTTTTTACAGATGATAAAGAATTATTTCTTGAAACTTTACCTCCTGATTACAGTACTAAACATACAATACCTAGGTCTAATTTTGTTAGAGGTGGCTTTAAACCTTATGCATGGTCAAGGTCTGTACATCCTGCATTTAGTTTTGAATTAGATAATACTCAAATAATTAATGTTAGATTAATAAAAGGTGAGCCTATATGTTATATAAAATTTAATAAAAATGTAGATATAAACTATAAACAATGGAATGATACTTATGAAAAAGAACATTTAAAAGTGTTCAACATTACTGATTTAGTAAGCAATGTAGGTTCTTTGTATAGTAGAGCACTTAAAAGAAGACCTAATACTCTATTGTGAAAGTATATAAACTAGACCCTAATGCACCTGATATTGTTACAAGCAAAGAATATCATAAAAAATTACTAGGTAATCATCCAACTATAAGTGCAGATAATTATAAAACTGGTTCATTAGCAAAAGGTTCTTTAAATACTGTAAGAGCAACTGAACATTTGTTTATCTGTAATAAATGTATAGTTGACCCAGTTAAACAAACTGTACAACCTTGTGAAGATGCAGAAAGTATGTCAATAGCTTTTGAAAAACATTGGAAAAGATTTGAAAAAGATAGAAATATTATACCTAACGTAAAACATTGTCCAGGTATATCTGATTATTTAAAAATAGGATATATAGTACCTGCTTGGATACACATAAAAGCAGCTAGAGTTGGTCAAAGTATATGGATAGAAGGACCTGGTGGTCAAGCTTTAGGTGAAGAACACTCACAAGAACAAGTAGATACTGATTATTTTGGTATAGAAACTACTAATAAAGGTTCTCATAAATTTTATTTACCTTATCGTTTTGAAGCAGAAGAAGGCAAAGGTTTATATTTACATAATGATTTTTGGTCAGGTACTAGGCCATTTAATATTGTTGAAGGTGTAGTAGATACTAGAATAACTAGCACTTTAAATGTAAATACTTTTTGGAATTTTGAAAAAAATTGGGAAACATTTGAATTAAATGTAGGTGACCCTTTTCTTCATATTATGGAAATAGATATAGATACTGTAAGTGTTTTAAAACAATATGAATATGATAGTCCTGAAGCACAAGCACATTTTAAAGAACGTGCTTTTTCAGAAGGTGAAATGTGGAGAGGTAAATCATACATTCAACAAAGAAAAGAATTTAAAAAATAATATGTTATAATCCGATTTATGGATTTTCTAATTATATTTATTCTTGGATATTGTAGTAGAGATATAGTATCTTATATAAAACATTTAGTTAATTACGAACAATATACCTATGAATGGGACACTGAGTTTGAAGAATGGACTGGTGATGACCTCCCATAACGGCAACGGCTTTACTCAAAAAGAAATGTTACAACTTATATTAGAAGGACAACAAGACATTAATAAACGTATAGATGAGTTACACGA